AAAAAATCTCATGTGACAGAAATGTGACAGGTTTTGTGACTGATTTTTCTTATAACTCATTGAAATCATCTACCATATCTGAAGCCTTAAAACGTACGTAGCGTTTAACGGTTGTAGTAATGTTTGAGTGTCCTAGTAGCTTTGAAACCTTTGTTACATCTATACCAGCGTTTAGGCAACTTGTAGCGAATGAGTGACGCATATTAAGCAGGCTTACGTCTTCCAAGCCGTGGTCGCGTTCGTATTTAGCGAGCCGTAGCGCGCCGTGACGTGGGCTCATACGCTCATTTTTATAGTTCACGACTATTGCACCACAAGGCGAATTTAGAGCTGTAAAACGGGCGTACAATTCGTCGTATAAGCGTTTACGCATAGGTATGTACCTATTGCTCTCGTGAGTTTTAGGCGGCATGAGCGTGTATCCTCTTTTTTCAAGTACATATGTTCGCTGTACGTGTACAAGGCGTTTTTCAAAGTCAACATCAGACCAATCAAGACCGAAAATTTCACCTTTACGAAGCCCTAGACAAAGACCAAGCAGCGCGATCATGTGTAGGCGCGCGTCTTGCATGCCATCTAAAAACGCGTCTATCTCGTCAAATGAAGTCAACCATACACCGTTGTGCTCCTCAGGGTAGATACTGGGCGCGGGGAACTTAAACGCACCTTCAGCAGGATTATCCTTAACGAACGCATGCTCTTTTGCGTGGTTGAGTACTTGACGTGACACATCACGCGCGCGCCGTGCAAATTTAGGTGTTTTGCAACCGTCAATCATACGTTGTACGTCCTCGCGCGTTATAGCGTTTATGTACTTATTGCCAAGCATAGGCAATATACGCAGACGCAAATCACTCTTATATTCTCTAAGCGTGCTGAACCTCACGCGCTTTTCAACGTCAGGCAAGTACCACTCATGCACATAGTCCTCAAGCCGTATTTTGTCACGCACAATAGCGTCCGTCCGCGCCTTTTCACGCATGAGCGCCTCATATGCTATAGCCTCACGCTTTGTCTTGAACGTTTTTGATACAACCGCGCGCGAACCGTCCGTCTTATTGCCAATGTCAACGCGGACGCGCCACGTCTTATATGTTGTCTTTGATATGCTCATCGTGGTATACTTTCTTTTAACAGAACTTTCAACGCTTAGTGTTGCCTATACAACAACGCGTACCAATGAAAGGCTTTTTGTTATGCTAGTCATAACAAGCAGACGGATGCATTTATTGCGTCCGTTTTGTTTTATTTGGCGTTGACAATATCCTCACCAATAGCAATGTATAAATGTTTTTCTTTTTCGCTCATCTTGCGATGCAAATAAATCAATTTATTTTCGCAGTTGTCATAGTCCTCGTTATTTCCTTCTTTTAAGTCAAACAATTCACCAATCGTGCAGTTAAAATAGCGCGCAAGTTGCGCAGCTTGTTCCATGGTAGGCGAAGTCCGACCGTTTTCGTAGTTTTGGTACGTTTTATATCCAATACCGAACATTTGCGCAAGTTCCATCTGTGTGAGCTTGCGCTCTTTTCTTTTATCTCTAAGGCTCATTTTTATTCCATCATTTCAGACGCTTGCCACCAGACGACAACGCCTATGAGCGTTATCTCTTGTCCGTCATGGACGATAATATCTTGGTATTCTTCTTCATAGCTATCAGGTGACAGCATAAGCGCGCTTGAGCCTTTGTAATAACGCCTCATAATAGCCTCATACGCATCATCATGTATAACAACAATTGAACCGTTCGTAGGCTCTTTATGAGGAGCTATAACAACATGTGAGCCTTCAGGAATAACTCTATCCATACAATTACCCTCTACCCGTAATAAAAAAGCGTCAGGATACGCCAATACAACACGTTCAGGCACTTGAATCTCTTCATCGTCACACGCATCATCATCGTCCATAACGCCCGCATGAACCTTGCCAAGCGTTCGTAAGGGAAGTGTGGCCGTGCTACCGCTTATAGGTAGTTTAGCGGGAGATGTTCTAGAGAAATTCATGCCGTCGTCTTCGATGAGATTGCTTTTAAGAATATTGAAGTGGTCTGCAATCTTTTGTATAGCACCCATGCGAGGTTCAGAGAATCCGCCTTCCCACTGTGACACCGCACCTCTTGAGACGCCGGCAATTCTTGCAAGCTCTTCTTGCGTTATGTTGTACTGCTGACGCAGTTTGATTATATTCTGCCTGATAGACATTATATTCCTCCGTTGTGCGCTAATAATACTAACATTTTACAAAAAAAGTTCTTGACAATCAACGTTAATAAAACTAGCATTATAAACAGTTAACGGCACGGGGGAATGAGAAAGGAGACTCGCGAATGACCGGACAGACATTGGAATCAGCTCGTAAAGAAACGGGATACACGATGGAATATATGGCAAAACAACTCGGCGTATCTCGACAAACATATTCAAATATAGAGAAAGACCCAACCAGCGCAAGTGTTCTGCAAGCGAAGCGGATCTGTGAGATTCTAAGCAAGAACTACGAGCGTATTTTTTTCGGCGTAAACGCTAGATAAACTAACGTTAGCACCACCGCACCTTGAAAACCGTATAGATAGAGAAGATGACGGCAGAATTGAGGTCGTCATGAAGGAAAAGGATATCGAATTAAGTAATGAAGTAGACCGCTTTATCCGTGTTGTGATTGACAAAGTTGAACAGGGAAGCGCGTCCGCATCAGAAGTCACGGCATTACCCGAAATGGTAAAGATAAGGATTGAATTTCTTTAGTTATCAGCTTTATTTGGGCAATTAAGCTCAGCAAGCTTTTCGTATACAGCCTGCAAGTAATTAACTGTTTTCTCAGGATTCAAAAGCAACCGCGCACTGTTCTCACCTACAGGAAGCATAGCCGCCTTTGTTATATCAACCGCCATTGCTATTAGTTGAGAGTTATTAAATTGCATACAAATCACTCCTATGGGCCGTCATCTCCTCTATCTATATGGTAGCGCACCTTGAAAACTGTATAGCGATTAGCGTTTCTCGAATGGTAAGAAACGCGAGTAATGACAAAAGTAATTACTGAAAGGAGAAGCACATGGACGTAATCGATAACGAAGTGAAAGAAATCATTGGTAGCTTGCATTTAAAAGAATTAGTGCTTCAAGAGCTAACAAACGATATGTACAACCGCTTAGAAAATATAAAAGCGTTACGTAAGAAGCTTGAAAAAGAACTCGGCACAGCCGTAAAAACCGTGAGAAAGGAGTAACGATGAAAACGATAGCACAAGCACTCACTTTTAGAGAACTAGACGCAATTAGAGGAGCACTCCTCGACGACATTGCGCGAACAGACCTACCGATTGATACTGAACCTATGAAAGAAGCGCTTAAAAAGGTAGACCGCGTAATAGATGATATGCGTTACCAGCTATCTAATAACACGTATTTTTTAATCATACCCGTAGAACTAGAAGAAATTACAGAGGAGCAGTAAAGCATGATAACACTTACTTATAACGACCTAGTAACGATCTTAGAAGCGCTCGCTCTTGCAGACAACAATAAATTAGAGCGAAGTGAGTATTACCCCTTGTGGAAGAGGGTCTACGCGCTCGTTAATGAGACCAAAAAATACGCCCCCGACCAGCTGTTTATGATCACAGTATTCAGATAGGAGTAACACATGGAACTTAGCCGTTTTGATTTAACAATAATTAAACGCGCGCTCAAGCTCTTACTCCAAGTGGAGCGGGACGGCGTGTTTAGCAAGGAAATTCTTCAAAGCACGGAACAAGCGGTTGCAGACATTCTAACCGAATATCCGAATGCTAGCGTTTTTGAAGTCAAACCAAACAAGTTAGAGGAGTAACACATGACAAAATACGAATTATCAGAAGGTGAGGCACGCTTACTTGTAGCAGTGTTTGAGCACTTAAAACCATACTATGAACAAGCAAAAGCCAACAAAGCAAGCGTTGTAACCGAGATGAACTACGCCGATGAAGATATCTTTAACGTGTACCATGGATTACTTGAAAAAGCATTTATATGCAACCTTACCGACCAAGAGCGTGAAATCATTGCGCAGCGTTACGGGATTTTAAAGGACGGAAAGTTCCACACGACTGAGGAAATATTATTTAGTCAAGAAATTACACCACAGCTTAACGTCACGCTCGCACGCATGCGCCAACTTGAAGCCAAGGCATTAAAAAAGATTCATCAATACATGACCGAATTAACCGACGAAGAAACAGACAAAGTACTCTGCAACTTACAAACCGACGTGCAGGAGTATCTATTGGACGCAGCACGCGCACACGTAGCAGAAGATTCTGCTTTAGAGGAGATGTACGAACGTTACTGGTCTATTGGCACTAACGCTATAAACAAGCTAAAGATACAGCAGAACATACACAAATACAGAGAAGGGATGGAGTAACGCATGGTAATCCTCACGTATAAAGACTTAGACGCAATCGCAGGCGCACTTGCACTTGTACAGGACGAGGAACAGCAATTAGAACCCGAACCATATGAGCGCGCGTTTAAGAAGATTATAGCCGCGATGAATGAAGCGGAAGGCATCGAACCAAAACCACCGTTCGGGATCATATGTGGGAAGGAGTAACACATGGTAAAGCTCACTTGTGAAGACCTAGCCGCAATCACCAGCGCGCTATTTCTTGCAACAAAAGAAGCACCACAGACCTATTTCAGAACATATATTCACGCATGGTTAAGAGTTAGCGGCGCATTACATGAAGCTGAAGGTATCGAACCAAAGCCGAAATTCAAACTCACACTCGAAGGAGAGTGACGACATGGACACATCACGCGACATTGAAATGTTCAAAGAGTGGTTAGCAACCGTAACGCCTATGCAGGTAATTAAATTCTTGTTTGTCTTCGTTGTTTATTACATTTTAGCAGCGCTCTTCATGGTGGCATAGGAGAGCAGATGGAAGACGAAAACCAAGCAACTACCTCTACCTATCTGCTCACCACGCGCCAAGCAGCAGAATACATAGGGGTAGGCGAAAATATGATCCGTGACTTGAGTAGGCGGAAATACAACCCGCTTCCCTATATAAATGTTCCTGGGTGCAAATACCCGAAGTACACAAAAGAGCTGCTCACTAAGTATTTTAACAGCTTTGTGGTTAATACAGAAGGGGAAAAGTAGTGCATTTAGAATTTAGCGTTCCATTTGTGTACGGACTTGCACGACCGCGATTTTCGAAGTGGGGGACGTATGAGCCTGCAAAAAATAAAAGCGCTAAGCAGGCAGTTGCCCTTATGTATGTACAGGCGAGCCGTCGCAAATATGGGCTTATTAGAAAAGCACGCAAACCATTACCAGTGACCATACGCATTGAAACCACACGAAGGCTCCCCAAATCGAGGTCTAAAAAAATAGACACCGAACAAGATATTTACAAGCCTGATATAGATAACGTCGCAAAGCTTATATTAGACGCGCTTAACGGCATTGCATACGAAGACGACGCGCAGGTAGTAATTTTGCAGTGTACAAAAAAGCCACGTACAAGGGCTATTGAAGATACGACTCAAGTCACCGTTTCTTTTTAATAAATCATTTCCAAAAAAGTTAATAAAAATCACGACTCAATGATTATCTGCATTGAGGAGAAAGGAGCCTTATGTTAACAGGCGAGAACAAGGATTTTACGCTCATACGCTGCCACGACAACGCAGAGTGGCTACAGCAGCGCACGCACGGCATAGGCGGAAGCGACGTAGCAGCAATTATGGGCATTTCAAAGTATAAGAGTGCATATGCGCTATACATGGAAAAAGTGGGGCTCCTGCAGCCTGAGGACATCTCAGACAAGCCAGCTGTTCATTGGGGGTGTGTGCTTGAGCCTATCGTAGGCGAGGAGTACAAGAAGAACCATCCGAAGCGTGAGGTGCGCCGTGTGAACGCGATCTGCAAATCAATCAAGCGCCCCTGGGCACAGGCAAGCCTTGACTATGAAGTTAAAGACGAAGAGCTGGGCTGGGGCGTGCTTGAAATTAAGACAGCAGGGCTTAACCGCGCGAAAGATTGGGAAGACGGCATACCACTGTACTACCAAACGCAGATTATCCATTACTTAAGCGTTCTTAATAGACCATTTGCAGATGTTGCAGTTCTCATAGGCGGACAGGATTATCGCGAGTTTAGATATATGCGAGATATTGAAGATGAAAACGCCCTTGTAAAAGACGTAGACAACTTTTGGCACCAAAACGTTGAAGCAGGCGTTGTCCCCGATATAGACGCCACGTATGCAGACGCACAGGCTGTTCTTGCAGCCGGGACGCCTAGCACAGGTGAAGTTGTCGAATATGCAGACGATATAACGCCGTTTGAGCGCTTTTTGCAGGCAAAAGCAGCCAAGGACAAAGCGGATGAATACTATAAGCTCACAGGAAACAAGGTAAAGAAGCTGATTGGCGACAGTAAAGGCGTAAATACGCCACTTGGTAAATTCACGTGGGTTAGAGGCAATAGCACCAAGTTCGATATGAAAGCGTTTAGCGCAGAGCATGCAGACCTGAAAGATAAATACATGACAGAGTACAAGCGTGATGGCGGGATTCGCGTCACCGTTCAGAAAGGATAATCATGGGAGCTTTAGCAGAAACAAAAAAGGCACAGGCAATCACCAAACCACAAACCACATTCAAGGATATTTTGCACCAAGAGTGGCACAAGATATCAGCCGTTATTCCAAAGCAGGTATCACAAGAGCGCATGTTTCAACTTGCAGTGAGCGCATATAATCAAACGCCTGAACTTGCCAAATGTACGCCCGTAAGCGTTCTATCGTGCATTCTCAAGTGTGCAGCCCTTGGAGTAGAGCCAAGCGCCGTAGACAACCTTGGGCGCGCTTATATCTTGCCGTACAACAACCGTAAAACGGGTTGTACTGAAGCACAGATGATTCTAGGCTATAAGGGCATGATTGACTTAGCTAGACGTTCAGGCGAGATTAAGGACATTTCAGCGCGTGCGGTATATGAAGGGGATTTCTTCGAGTATGAGTTTGGGTTAAATGAGCAGCTTAAGCATGTTCCCGCTCAAGATAACGAACGCACGCCTAACAAGCTAACGCACGTGTACATGGTGTGTCATTTCAAAGACGGGGGACATTATATCGACGTTATGACGCGCTCGCAAGTAGACGCAATTCGCAGCCGCTCAAAGGCAGGCTCTAGCGCATACAGCCCATGGAGCACCGATTATGAAGCAATGGCATGCAAGACCGTAATCCGCCGCGCGTTTAAGTTCTTGCCCGTCTCCGTTGAAGCTCAGAAAGCAGCAGCAACAGACGAAGCAACGCCAACCATTACAAACCCGTTTGCAGCAGTGGACGCTACACCATACACAGTTGATTCTGAAACAGGCGAAGTATTGGATTCTGATGGCTCACAAGACAAAGGCGAGGTAGCACATGAGTAAGAATATAAACACCGTGGTTATTGCAGGACGAACCACTAAAGACCCCGAGATTAAAGTGACCCCGAGCGGAACAGCTGTTCTTAGCCTTTCGTTAGCCGTTAACGATACGAAGAAAAACGCCCAAGGCGAGTGGGAAGACGTCGTCGACTTCTTTGATTGTAAGGTGTTTGGTAAAAGAGCGGAGAGTCTAGCGCAATACATTACCAAAGGCAGCAAGCTCACGATTAATGGAAGACTTCATCAAGATAGATGGCAAGGACAAGACGGCACGAACAGAAGCCGCGTATCAATCATTGTCCAAGACATAGAGCTGCCACCACGATCACAGCCACAAGGTACAGGCGAAGGCTATGGAGACTATACACAACCGCCGCAACCAACGCAGCCAGCACAGCCAGTACAAGCCACGCAATCAAACAGGCTTATCGACGTACAAACAACCATAGCCGCGCCTAAGCCAGCGCCACAGCCAATAGCACAAGATTCTATGTATGGGGAAGAAATACCATTCTAAATGTGCTAAAATAAATGTGGTTTGTTTGTGAAGACGGCGTTTTTAAGGCAAACCCTCAAGTAGAAACTAACTGGGGCTCTGTACGGTAATTCACACTTTGACACACTTAGCGCACTTTTACTTGAGGGTTGTCAAGTTTGGTATAATCAGCGTAAGTAGCTCGCGAATACGTAAGCTAACTAATAATAAATAGTCAGCAAAAAAATCCGTTAGGATTTAATTTTTTTGCGGCTGACTTATTTTATTTTACTTATTGTTGCATTGCTGCTTACCTGAGGGGAAGCTTTACGTATTTTTATATATATTTTTCTTTTTTCAAAAAAGTTTTCAACAATTATTTTAAAGTTATCAACATTTTTAATCGAGTTATCAACATTTAGCAGCTATTGCCCACTGTTTTTTCGGTGGTTTTACAAGGTTTAGTTATGTTGCTGAAGGATAATTTGATTTTGTTATATTCACCCACAATATATTGTGCTTAAGACGTAATACATGCATATAACTGGTATAATAGACAAAAAATCATAGTACAGTACCGCATAGGGGGCTATGTGCTTAAGGTAAAGACGCTTAAACCAGATAGTTTTATATGTGCACGTGATTTATTTTGTGCAGCGCATGACGCATCCTTGGAAGCAAAGACAATTGAGAACGCACTAGAGCGCGCCCGCACTCGTGAGCAGGTACACGCGCAATCATACGGTATCCATTCATCGTGCGGCATTAGAGACGTTATGCAGCCAACAGATGCGCGCATGCAGTTAGAGGAGCGTAAAAAGGAGCTGTACGACCAGGATATACAGCTCATCAGGTATTGCTATGAGGTGCTGTATGGCCGCGATAAGTCACACGGGCTATCAGAGTTGATTGACTTTAGAGCCGTGCAAGCAGTTGAGTACAAGTATTTACACGATATGAAATGGATAGCGATAGCAGCGTTATTTAACACGCCTGTTATAACTGCTAGGCGTATGTGTGATTATGCGTTCGATGTGATCGATTCGCTTGGCTTTGAAAAAACAATAGCAGGCATCGGACAAGCAACGCTAGATGATTATATGGTGTGAGTTGTTCGGAAAAAGCGAACAACTGAAAAGGATATGCAAGCAAAAAGGGGCCGTTAACATGAAACGTGATATGGCAATTATACGAGAGATATTATTGCAATGTGAACAAGCGCGCTCAGGCTTTGATTTGTCGAGCGTGTGCACCTCACAAGATGAACGTGACCTGTACGCTTATCACGTACAACTGTTAGATGATGGGGGATACATCATTGCTAACGTTAAGCGCACAGCAGGCGGGCACGCAATAACGGTGTACATTGAGCGCATGACTTGGGCGGGAACGGAGCTTTTGGAGAGCTTGCGCAATGAGAGCGTGTTCAAAGAAACGATGAAGAGGCTTGCTAAGACTGCAGGCGTGTTCAGTGTTTCGCTTGTGCAAAGCATAGCGGCGGAAGAATTAAAAAAGCTTGTATAAGCGTACAGCGCACGTAACAAGTCTATAGAGAGGGTGGACGGTCGCAATCGTTCACCCTTTTTGTTTGTGTATGTAATGTGAATAAAATATATACCTAGCTTGTAATATATAGAGAACCGATGTATAATATTAGGCGTAATCAGAAAGGAGGTGCGGTTAATATGGAAGAGAAAATATGGGAGTTGTTTCTCGTGCTATTCGGTGTACTACTTACGACGGCACTCGATATAGCACGAGAAGGCTACAAAGAGAACCATAGAAGGCATCGCATAAAGCGCAAGCCTTAATGGTTCAAAGCTCAGGGGCGTGTATCAAGCGCGCTCCTGCAGCTCCCATGGTATCACAAGAGGAATGAGGAGTATATGAAATATTTAGGCGTATTTATTATGGCGCTTGTCGTTTCTACTTTAACGAGAAAGGCAATTAGATCCTATAGACAATATAAGGGGGCAGACCATGGCAACAACGGAAGCACAAAGGCGCGCTAATTCAAACTATCGTAAGCGCAATGTTAAAACACATACGCTTTCATTTTATCCAGATGACGCGGATATATATGCATGGTTTTGTAAGCAAGACAATAAAACGGCCTACTTGCGAAACCTCATCCGCAAAGACATGCAAGCTCACAATCAAAATGAGCAGCAATGAGCAGCTTTGAGCAACGATGAGCAGCATTGAGCAGGCTTTATATGCTAATGTATAAAGTGGCAGAACGTACGGGGGTTACCAAACTCTCGTGCGTTTTTTAATATACAAGGGGCTGTAATGTACAAGCACCTAAACACTATGTCTATTCATAGGGCATAGGTTCTATTTATAACCGTATAGATATACCTGAAAGCGGCACACATGCATGATCACACCTCACACGCTAACCCTAGAAAACAAAACGGTAACGCACGCCGCAAAATCAGAGCTTATTTGCAGATGAGCCAGGAACCCTGCTGGATATGTAAGCTACCTATTGACTATAGCCTAGGGGCACCTAACAAGTTGGCTATGGTAGCAGATGAGCTAGTCCCTGTTTCAATGGGTGGAAGTCCATACACTCGTAGTAATGTACGGGCTGCGCATTGGGTATGTAACTCGTGGAGAAGTACAAAACCGCCTCAATATGTAAGCGTTATATATAGCATGGTCTATAACGTTTATCATTATTCGTGTTCAACTCCTTATGACTTCGTCAATTGTGCAAAGTTAATCGAAAAAAGAAATAGTAAAACTCATTCAATTTTTGAAACTGTTTCAACTGATTGGTAACTATGCTTTTTACCTGTAAAAACTTGCGTTTATGCAGGTAGGGGGGTCTTTTTATGCGGTTTGCGCTGGCCACCCTCCTAGCACGGGGCTAATACCCCCGAGATATTTTTTCTTGAGAAGGGCTTTGTGTATGAATATTGAGCGCCTCATTCCATACGCCAAAAACGCGCGCCACAATGCTCGTGCAGTGCCCGTGGTTGCCGAATCCATTAAAGAGTTTGGGCTTCGCGGCCAAATTATTCTAGAAAGCAAAGACAACCCCGTTATCGTAACAGGGCATACCCGTGTTCTTGCGTGTAAGTCGCTTGGATGGACTGAAATCCCCGACGAAAACATTGCATATTGCGACGATCTCACCGAAGAACAGATTAAAGCCTTTAGAATTGCAGACAACAAAACAGCTGAGGTTGCAACTTGGAACATCGCTTTACTCAAAAGCGAGCTTAAAGGTATTAAAACACTTGATATGTCTAAGTTTAAGTGCGTACCCGTGCCCAAGTCTGCAACGTATGGCGCTGAACGCTTGCGAACAGACCATGTTTACAATCTAGAGATTAGTAACCGCCAAACGTGCAACAAACAAGGCTATCCAGAGCTTAAACGCTGCTTTAGCGTTCCTGATGAGCTTATTGGCTTTAACTATGCAAAAACACTACCTGCAGAGGAAAAGAAAAACAAAGGCTGCCACTTCTTTATCGATGATTACCAGTTTGAACGCATATGGTCGGCTCCTGATAAGTACGCAGACACTCTCAAAGGCTTTAAATGCGTGCTTACGCCTGATTTTTCGCTCTATCTGGATATGCCACTACCGATGCAAGCATGGAATCACTATCGCAGTCAAGTTGTTGGTCAATTCTTGCAGCAAAAAGGCTTACGAGTCATCCCAACGCTTTCATGGGCAACGCCTGACACGTTCTCTTTTTGCTTTGAAGGTATCCCACACCACTCAGTAGTTGCCGTCTCAAGTGTAGGCGTTAAAAGCACACAAGAGCAGTTAAGCATTTGGAAAAGTGGCATGGAAGAAGCAATCAAAAGACTACAGCCGCGCTGCATATTGCTGTACGGTGGTCGCATTGATTTTGATTTTGGACAGATAAAAGTTGTTGAATACAAAAACGGCGTAACAGAAAGGCTAAAGCATGGGCGGTAGAGGAGCGAGCAGCGGAAGTAGCGTTTATGGTAACGCCTACGGAACGCAATACCATACGCTATTAACGTATGGGAACATTAAGTTTGTGCAAAAGAATAACCCTGATTCTGAAACGCTAATGGAAACCATGACCCCAGGAAGAGTGTACGCTGTTATCGGGAAAACTAATGAAATACAGTCCATAGTTTACTTTGACAATGAAGGCAAAAGAAGTAAACAAATTGACCTACAACACGCCCATACAAACAAGGCAACTGGTGAAAAAATGCAGCCACATGTTCATTATGGATATTGGCATAATGAGAATGGGTCAAAAGCAGGTGCATCGCACCTCACCGATAAAGAACAACAAATGGTTGACAGAGTCCTTGAACAATGGCAAAATTACATATCGTAATGGGTTGTCGTATAGGAGGATTACGCCTTGTTGGAGGAGACTCCGGTGCAAATCCGGGCGCCCGTTACATTAGCCGCTCTTTGGAGCGGTTTTTTATTACAGGAGAATATAATGACCAGCCAAGATATCAAAATCCTATGGTACTTACGCGATAGTAATGACGTGCATTTCTTAAAGTTGGTAGCGCAGACCGCAAGCGCGTTGGTTGAGCTTGCAAATACGCACAAAGAGATTGATAATCTTAAAGAAAAGATTACTCAAGAAGATTTACGGTTGATGAGAGAAAAGCATGGAGATACCAAAGCTGTTTAATAGTCTTATGCAAGCGATAAAGCTAGCAGGAAGCCTTGATGTTGAACTCAAAGCAATTGAGTTTTATCGTGAGGTTGAAAAATTGCAAGACGAATTAGCCGACGTGAAAAAAGAGCGAGACGAATACAAAGAGCTTTACGCGCGTAAACAAGCGCTCATTTTTAGGAACGGCGCTTGGTACATTGACCCTAAAAGCGGAATAGACGCAAAACACCCTATATGCAATAGATGCTATGAGCGTACAGGTGATATATCGTATATCGCTATGTATGGCAAAGTTGCGCGTTGCCCTAATTGTGACAAAGTATTCCCGCGCCTTAAAGTAACGTGTACGATACGAAGCACGCAAAAGCTCATCTAACATGTATTTTCAAAATCAACAACGAAGAAGCCGCCTTATGGGTGGCTTTTTTATTAGGAAAACACCATGGCAAGTAAAAAATCAACAGGTCTTAAAAAGCCTGAGAGCATAAAGGCAGACGAATGGAAAGCAAAGAAATGGGATGAGCTTGTTAAAGGCCGCGCATTTACGACCGTAGATATCCCAACGCTTACCATGCTTGTTCAGTGGTACGCCGTTCTTGAGCGCTGTATTACCGATATCAGCGAAGCAGAGGGTTCGGTCGCTTACGAAAACAAGATAGGCGATTACAAACCTTTGCCGCAAATTGGTGTAATGAAACAAGCAAGTGCAGAAATACGTGCGCTCAATAAGCAGCTCGGCATTGCAGACGGAAAAGATGTAGCCACCACTCCCGCTCAAGGTAAGACAAGTTCTGTTCTCAAGCTTGTACAAACTCGAAGACAAGAGAGAAAACATGCCTCAATCTAAAAAGCGAGTCGGTTCTCAGATTCCGCGTATTAGAGTGACTCCTCCAAGTATTGTAGACACCCAAGATGGCAAAGACGCGGCCAAACTGTGCAGCGAATACTGGTTCACTCCTGACAAATGGCAAGAGAACATATTAAAAGATTGGCTTGGCCGTGATAAAGATGGGCACCTTGCAACCATTACAGCAGGGCTATCTGTACCGCGTCAAAACGGCAAAAACGGATGCATTGAGGCTCTTGAGTTCTATCTTCTCTTAACCGACCCAAATACGCACATCTTACATACCGCGCACCAGGTAAAAACATGTAAGCGTGCATTTAAGCGCTTAAAACAAGCGTTTACTAACACCGACCACCCCGAAATCTGTTCATTTGTAGAAACGGTACGCTCAACCAACGGTGAGGAAGGAATATTTCTTACAAACGGCGCATCAATTGAGTACTCCGCGCGCTCGCGCAGTGCTGCTCGTGGTTTTGATAAGATCTCACTTGTGGTGTTCGACGAGGCACAAGAGTTACTAGACGAGCAAGTAGAAGCGCTTTTGTTTACCCTTGGAGCCTCTGAAACAGATCGCGCAATGATTTACACAGGAACGCCTCCTGACCCTGAAAAAGTATATGCAGAAGTATTCCCTCGTATGAGAAAGCGTATTTTAGAGCATCCAACGCCACATTCTTCTTGGCATGAATGGAGTATAGAGACTCTCCCTAAAAAAGATGTGACCTACGATGAGCTCACCGAAGAGCTTTATCTTACTAATCCAGCTCTTGGTAAGCGCTTATCTTTTGAGTTTGGTCGAGAGGCTTTTACAAGCTCTTCCCTTAAAGGATTTTGTAGAGAAGCTCTTGGTTATTGGGAAGATATATCTGCAAACAATGCAGCAATACCAAAACAGCTATGGGACGCCTCTACTATTGAGAGCATAGGCGACAAATACCGATACAAGACGGCACTAGCCGTTAAATTCAGTGTGGATGGTTCTCAATACGCACTTGCAGGCGCAAAGATGAATAAACACCATGAAATAGCTTTTGAGCTGATTGCAGTTGACTCAACAGCTCAAGGTACGCGCGAGCTTGCACAAAAGTTAGCAGATAGACAAAGAAGTGTTGCATGTGTCTCTATCGACGGGCAAGCAGGTGCAGAGGCGCTTGTAAATGACTTGGTAGATGCAGGTGTTAAACGAGGGTATGTAATGAGACCAAACGCGCGCGATGTTATAGGTGCCGCAGTAACTCTTATCTCTGGTTTAAAAGACACAACGATTAAGCATACTCACCAAAAAACGCTTGCTGCAAGTGCTCTAGGGTGCACTAAAAGGATCATAGGGCAAAACGGAGGTTGGAGTTTTGGCTCAACAGACGCTGCTTCTTCCATTGCTATTGAAGCTGCAGCAATGGCTGTGTTTGTAGTGAAAA